GAAGGTGTTAAGATGTGTTTGGATCAAGGGACTAAAGTAGAAGATCTTCGCAAAACTTGGTGGCAAAACTTTGACCGTTTGCGTATTTGGTGCTCAGTAGGTGCAGATGTAGAACACGGACTTTGGAGCATTTTAGGTGCTCGTCAAGGATTATATAAAACAATGTGTACTGATTGGAACCATGCAGAAGTAAGAGACTTTAAATGGTTAAATGATTATTGGTCAAACAACGTTGAAGGCATTAATGACATCAATAACGAAATTAAAGAGTTAGGCGATAAACTTAGAGAATCTTTAGGCATAGAAATTGGAGAGTTAGACGCAGAGTCGAGTCATTTTTTTAAGTCAATTTATAGAAATACTCCTCGTGTAGTTAGGACTTATAAATGAATAACGAATTAATTAAAATTAAAAACATTTTGCCAATTACAGATAAAGAAATAAGTCCTACATTCTGTATGGCTAAATGGCATCACACAACAATATATTTACAAACAGGCGAAACGCATTCGTGTTATCATCCTGCACCTCATCCTATTCCTTTAGAAGAGATTGCAGATAACCCAAGTGCATTACATAATACAAAAGAGAAAAAAGATCAACGCAGGCAAATGATAGAAGGCCAAAAGCCTACTGGTTGTAACTATTGCTGGAAAATTGAAGCAATGGGTAAAGACTATGTAAGTGATAGACATATTAAAACAGCGAGTATATATACTCCTGAAAGATTAACTGAGATTAAAGAAAACGGATTTAATTATGATATCAACCCTGAATATATTGAAATATCTTTCTCGAATGAATGTAACTTTAAGTGCGGTTACTGTCACCCGAAAGCCTCCAGCAGATACTGGAACGAAATCAAACAACACGGTCCTTACGAAAAAAGCACCGACCACAGACAAGACATAGATTGGTTTAAAGTATATCAACGTGAAGAAGACAACCCCTATGTAGATGCCTGGTGGAAATGGTGGCCTGAAGTAAGCAAGACACTTAACATTTTGCGTATTACAGGAGGTGAACCTCTTATGCACAAAAGCACATGGGAGCTTTTTGAACGGTTAGATAATGATCCTAAGCCGCATATTCAAATAGAACTTAATAGTAATTTAGGTGTCAAACATAAATTAGTACAAAAACTTACTGATACAGTAAGACGTTTAAAAGACGAAAATAAAATTCGTAGTTTTAAATTGTATACAAGTATTGACACTTGGACAAAACGTGCAGAATATACACGCACAGGTTTAGATATTGGTCTTTGGGAAAAGAATTTAGATTATTATTTGTCTAATACAGGTTGGCCAGTAACATTTATGATTACTTTTAATTTGTTTAGTGTAACAAGTTTTGATACATTGCTTGCTAAGATTTTAGAATGGCGTAAGAAATATAACGGAGATAAAAATGAAACACAATGGCAACGTGTAAGATTTGATACTCCGCATTTAAAAGAGCCTACAATTTATGATATGAATATTCTTCCAAAAGAGGAATATATGCCATATATGCATAAACATTTGCAATTTATTAAAGATAATGTAAATGATTCTGATCGTACTAAATTTACATCTTTAGAATACGAAAAATTTAAAAGAGTTGTTGATTACATGGAGTCGACACATTATGAAGAATCTAATTTAAAATTAGCAAGAAAAAATTTTTATAATTGGTTTACAGAACATGATCGTAGACGTAACACTAATTTGATAGACACATTTCCAGAATTAGAAAATTTTTGGAAATTAACACAGGAAGAACTATGAGTAAAACAGTATTAGTAACCGGCGGAGCAGGATTTATTGCACATCATTTGATAGATAAAATTCTATCAGAAACTGATTGGAGAATTGTTACATTAGACAGATTAGATTACAGCGGCAACTTAAATAGGTTGCATGAAGTAATGATGACATATCCAGAACAAGAACGTAAACGTGTTCGCATAGTACATCATGATTTAAAGGCAGAACTAAATCCGCAAATTCGTGCAATGATAGGCAAAGTAGATCTTATTGCTCACTTAGCCGCAGGATCACACGTTGATCGCAGTATTTCATATCCAATGGAATTTGTGTTAGATAATGTAGTTGGAACAACAAATTTGTTAGACTATGCTCGAAACTTAGATAGTTTAGATATGTTTGCCTACTTTAGTACAGATGAAATTTTTGGCCCTGCACCGGCCGGTATTAGTTATAAAGAGAATGATAGATATAATAGCACAAATCCTTATAGTGCTACAAAAGCGGCAGGCAACGAATTAGTTGTTGCTTACGAAAACACTTACGGCCTACCTGCTATTATTACACATACTATGAATGTATTTGGTGAAAGACAAAATGCAGAAAAGTATATTCCTATGTGTATTAAACGAGTAAGAGATAACGAATTAGTAACAGTGCATTCAAACGCAGAAAAAACAGTTGCAGGAAGTCGACATTATATTCATGCAAAAGATGTTGCAGATGCATTATTATTTTTATACCAGTATGATTTAAGCAAGTTAAAGCCAGACGAAACAGGAGCTAAGTGTCAAAAGTTTAATATTGTAGGTAGTACAGAAATTAACAATCTTGAACTTGCACAGTTTATTGCAGATACACAAGGTAAGCCTTTAAATTATGAAATGGTCGATTTCCATAGCAGTCGTCCGGGGCATGATTTACGTTATGCACTTGATGGAACAAAGATGGCAGATATGGGATGGAAGCCAAGTAGTGCATTTGATAAACTTGAAAAAGTAATTCATTGGACTTTAGATAATAATAGGTGGCTGGTTAATGGTTAATGTGTGCAGTCTGGAAACACAATTTAAAGATTTTTCTAAAAAAAAGCCTTTTAATTATTGTGTTATAGACAACTTTTTAGATCAAACAGTTGCTGATAAGGTAGCACAAGAATTTCCTAATTTTAATTCTAAAAGTTATAACGGTAATTATGATAACGAAATTGAATTAAAGAAGACATGTAATGTTTGGGATAAATTTTTGCCTAATACTTATAAATTATTACACGAATTAAATTCTCCTGAATTTATTAAAATTATTTCAGAACTTACAGGATGCAATGATTTATATTCTGATCCAGGATTACATGGCGGTGGTTGGCATACACATCCTGCAGGCGGAAAGTTAAATCCTCATTTAGATTATAGTATACATCCAAAGTTAGGACTACAAAGAAAATTTAATTTGTTAATTTATCTAACACCTGATTGGCAAGAAGAATGGGGCGGACACTTTGGACTTTGGGATAAAGACAAAAATTTAAAAGAAAAAATTGCTCCTTTATTTAATAGAGCAATCTTTTTTGATACTACGCAGGATAGCTGGCATGGCCTTGCAACAGAAGTTAATTGCCCAGTTGATAAAACACGTAATAGTATTGCAGTATATTATCTAACACATCCTGATAAAGATGCAGACAAAAGACAGCGAGCATTATTTTTGCCAACAGATGCTCAAAAAAATGATAAAACAATATTAGACTTAATTGAACGTAGAAGTAAAGTTACTGGTACTAATGTTGAGGAATGGGTAAGGAAATGAATTTTATTTTTGAAGATCTTTCACAAAAATTAAATGTACAAAATTGTAAAGATGTTAATCCGTCTACAATTAAAAGATTTCCAGCAAGTCCTCTTATTGGCACACTTGCAAGATATAAAACTTTAAAATGGAAATTTAATAATTTTTCTCCAGGAGAAGTTGTTTTTGATACATTTAACAACAGAAAAAAATATAAAAAATATGTAATTCCGGTTGGAGTAACACATGCTCCTTGGGACTGGTGTGGGTTTAAAGATTTAGATAAATTATATGATAGATCAATGGTAGATCGTTATACTATTTTTTATTATCTGCATCCTAAAATTTTAGGTGCAATGAGAAAACAAAAAGCCTTTTTATTATTAGATCAGTCTCACGAAGGATATCATACTGACTGGTTGTTTGATTGGTTTCATGATGCATGTAAAAAATACAATTTGCCACCATCACAAATTATATATGTTACGGGTAATATGGCAGTTGAAGCACAATATAAAGAATATTGTAATTTAAACAATATTACAGAACAAATGTGTGTAATTCCTAATATTCAATTTGAATCCTTTATACAAGATAGTGCTAAAAAACAACAAGATGTATTACCAACAGTTGATGATCATATTGAATACAAGTCTGCTAATTTAGACAATATCAAAACATATAACTGTTTTCAAAAAAGAAATAGACCACATCGTATTTGGATGTTTCATAAGTTAGTAGAAAATAATTTGTTAGATGATGGCATAAACAGTATGAATTTTTTTGTTCGAGGAAATTCTCATTATGAAGGCAAGGTTCTTACAGTTGATGAGTATAATAAATTAGCGCCTTTACTTCCAATGTATCCAAGAAAAGATTTAAACGATCTAAAAAGAAAAGAATTTGAAGGGCCTATGGGAGGACTTTTTGAAAGAGATTTGTATCATCAAGAAACACGAGATAGTTGGATAAGTGTTGTAAGCGAAGCATCTTTTGCTGAGAATACCTGTTTTATTAGTGAAAAAAGTTTTAAACCTGTTGCGGCTCGACATCCGTTTATAACATACGGAAATAAACATAGTCTTAAATATTTACATGAATTAGGATACAAAACATTTAGCGATTATTTTGACGAAAGTTACGACGAACTCGATACATGGGATAGATTAGAAGCAATTATTAAATTAATCAAAGAAATAAAAGAAATGCCAAACGATAAAAAATTAACATGGTTTAAATCAATGAAACCGGTATTAGACTATAATTATGAAGTACTTATTGATAATACAACTAAAAAACTTCCATCGTCGGTTTTAAAAATACAAGATCACGTAGGAGACTAACATGTATTTTAAATATATAGATAAAATAAACAAAGATTTAAAACGTACAAAAAAAGCAGTTATTAGTTTAGGTTGTTCTTTTGTTGAAGGACAAGGAGCAGTTGATCAAGACTTGTATGAAAGTTACGATTGGCATATGGATAAAACAGGTATTCCAATGGCTCCAAAACTTGATAGTAATGCTAAGAAACAATTAGTTAAAGATTATCCAGAGCTTGAACTTAAAGGAGATCAGATTGATTGGACAAACATGGAATATAAAAATTCTTTTGTAAATGTTTTATGTAAAAAATATTTAAAGAAAGAATATACGCCAATTAATTTTGGCTTAAGAGGAAGAGGAAATAGAGCATCAATTAGATCTTTATATCTTTGGCCTGATATTGATTGGCATCATGCTAAAGAAATTATAGTAATTTATATGCCAAGCGGACAAGAAAGATTTGATCTTGCAAATGATGAGTTTAATGAACATGGACAATTTCATTGTATGTGGCCACATTATAGGGATCAACCTTCGGGCTCTAAAAGAACTCTATGGCAAGGTTATGCTGAAGCAGTATATTCTGAAAAGTCTGCTGTTTTAGAACAAATTGGAAATGTTATTGAGTTAAAAAATTGGTGTATAGCGAATGATGCAAAATTAATTATTACTCCAGGGTTTGATAAAAATTATACAAAAGAAAAATTTAATTTAATCCTACAAGATTACAGTGTTCGAGACGGAGGACAAAATATAACTTATTATCAGTCAGCCGCTGATAGTAAAGCCGCTGTAGAAAAATTAGAAGCTAATCGTCACGAAGGTCATTTAGAAACACTTAAAAAACTTGTAGATCAATGGCCTTGGGATAAAATGTTCTATCCTGATGGTTGCGAAACTTTTATGGATCTGTGTTTAAAGAAAGAAGGCATCTTTAATAAAGGTTTTTGGGATTATAACGGTAAAGGAACAAAGAATCATTGGGTAACAGTTTGTTGCCATCCAAGTGCAAAAGCACACGATTTGTATGCAAAATTACTTGGAGAACATATTAATGCATGAATGGCCGCAAGCCCCTGTAGAGGTTCCTGAGTATTATACTGATAAAGAGCTGTTAACTTATAAATGGTTAACGTTGTTTGATCACGATAACCCTAATGTCCTTACTAATAAATTTTCGTCAGGTGACACATACGAATTGTTTCAACAAAATCTACAAACACAGCCTGAAGATTGGCACTATAGAACTAAAAAAGTTGAATACATAGTAAATTCTAAAGGATACCGAGCACCAGAATTTGATAATATACCTTGGAGAGATTCTATAGTTGTATTTGGGTGTTCAATGACTGCTGGTATTGGAGTAGCAGAAGATGAAACAATTACTCACTATCTAAGTAAAAAAGCAGATCGGCCTGTTATTAATTTAGGTGTTCCCGGCGCGGCATTAGACTTTACATTAACTAATAATTATCTATTAAGAAAAAATTATCCTAAGCCGTGGGCAGTTATTAATTTGTTTACAAATACACACCGACTAACACGTTACAAAAAAATGCATCCAGAGTTTTTAGGATTATGGTCTAAAGATGATCCGTATTGGTCTGGATTTTTTGAAAACGAATATAATCCTATTATGTCAGCAATGTTCAAGATAGATCAAATTAAATGGATGTGGAGTAGTACAAAAACTTTTAATGCATCGTATTTTGATGATGCGGCATACTACGGAAAATGCCACAAATTAGAGTTTGGTAATACTGCAAGAGATTTAACACATTGCGGCCGTCTTGACAATAAAAGAAATGCTTCTTTAATTTGGTCATACTTACGAAACACTTGACAAAAATAAGGAAAGATGTTAAAGTAGTAAAATGTACGATATTGTCTTTATTAGTTATGGCGAAGCATATGCAGAAGATAATTGGAATTTGCTAAAAAGTAAGTTTCCAACAGCAAAACGTGTTGACGGCGTAAAAGGTATACACCAAGCACACATTAAAGCGGCTAAAAAATGTTTTACTAAAATGTTTTGGGTTGTTGATGCTGACGCACAATTAGTAAACGACTTTAACTTTGACTATGAAGTAGACGAATATAATTTAGAAACTGTGCATGTTTGGCGTAGTATTAACCCTATTAACAATTTAGAATACGGTTATGGTGGAGTAAAATTACTTCCACGCAAACTTACTATCAATATGGATTTAAGTAAACCTGATATGACTACAAGCATATCAGATAAATTTTGTGCTGTAAATCAAATATCAAATATTACTGCTTTTAATGCAGATCCGTACAGTACATGGCGCAGTGCATTTAGAGAATGTGCTAAACTATCAAGCAAAACGATACAAGGACAAGTAAATGAAGAAACAGACGCAAGGCTTAACACATGGACTACAGTCAGCAATGGAAACTTTGGTGAATATGCGATACGAGGTGCTCGGGCTGGTATGGAGTTTGGCATTTCTAACAGCGATAATCTTCAGTTAATTAACGATTACGATTGGCTATATGAACAATTTCGAAAACATACCATGGAATAATATAACAAAGTTTGGTCAAAAAACTTTATTAGATACTGACTTGTTTACAGTATCTTGGATTCTTGCGAGATTTTGTAACTATAATTGTAGTTACTGCTGGCCTTATGCAAGATCAAGTACTCCTGATCATCAAGATTTAGAATTATATAAACGATCTCTTACTGAAATAAAAATGCAAGCAAGAGAAAACGGATTTAATAACTTTCATTTCAGTTTCAGCGGAGGTGAGCCAACAGCCTATAAATACTTTGGGGAGCTCATAGAGCATTACTGTAGTGATACAGCACCTGAATATCAAAGTATACATATGACTACTAACCTAAGTCCAGGAAGTAAATGGTGGAACAAATGGTTAGAAACAACTAAGACTCTGCAACGCAGAAGTATAACTGCAAGTTACCATGCAGAGTTTGCTAACGAGCAAGAGTTTGGAGACAAATGCTTGCAATTAATGAAAGGAGGAACCTATGTTACAATCAATCAAGTTATGGTTCCTGAAATTTTTGAAGATCTTTACGAAAGGCTTGAACGATTTGCCGCCAGAGGTATTAACGTCACTCTCAAGCCACAGTCCGATCCTACCGCCAGCTACGTGGTACATGGATACACTGATGAACAAATACAAAAAATGCGAACCGGATTCCCACAACAAGTCGGAAAAGTCCAAGTCGCCCAAGTTGCGCTCTACGACGATAAAGGAATAGAGTACGAATTAGATCAAGCAGAACGTTTTAATGCATTTGGCTTTAATAAGTTTCAAGGGTGGACTTGCAATGCAGGTTACCAAGGAATAGTTATACGTGAAAACGAAGTAAAACGTAGTTACAGTTGTCACGAAGAACCTTTGGGTACATTATCTAAAGGATTTGAAATATTTAAAGAGCCCCAAGCATGTGTTACACCAAGTTGTGTAAGTTCAGCAGACAGTAAACTACCAAAGGTAAAAGAAAATGTTAAAATTAGTTAATGACGATTGGACATTAGGTTATGTAAAAGACGATCCAGTACGTCCTCATTTGCCAATGCATTGGCGGACAGTAAACGGTAGAGAAGTTTACTGTTTAATAGACGACGAAGAGTTTGTTGCTCGTGCAGTTGTTTGTGTTGCATATACTAACGGTGTTGTTATTACAGAAGAAGAACTAAACAACACTGATAATCCTAATACAGCAATGTTTTATACTGTATGGAGTTATGATAAAGGTGCCGGCAGAGAAATTATTTTTAGTACAGCAGAAAAAATACAACAAGAAAAGCCTCACATCAAAAGATTTTGCACACTAAGTCCGTTAACTGAAATGGCAGAAAAGTTTCATTTGCGTAATGGTGCAAAATTTTTACGTAAAGGCAAAACCTGTCAAAATTTTGAATATAAATTATGAAAATTGAAATAGAAGATATATTGTTTTGGATGGACGCTATCCGCGATAGCGAAGATAGGTATCGTACATTAGAAAGTTTTTGGAAAGGCCAAATAAAAAGTAAAGTCTGGCTTACAGA